TCCTTCTGTTACTATCTGCCATCTAGGAACACTCTCCAAAGTAGGGCTGGTAAAAGAGAAGTTGACGTTATTAATTGTTTGAGTTGCGTCTGATTGTGGTGTTGGATTGATATAACCATTCGTATCATTACTTTTTATATTATTTCCACTGGCTGAATATGTGTAACCTGTCCTGTATTGATGGCTTGTGATCGTTTCATTAATAATACTTTGCGAGGTAGAATTTGTTGTCTGTGATCCTGTACGAAAGGTAGGCACAACAGGATTTGCAAGGGTTCTTGCTGGTATTAATATTATTATTAGCAAAAACCATTTAGTCAATGGTGATCGTTACAGTTGTTTGTCCAATACAGCTAGTGCCACTACCTCCTGCTGTGCAAGTATGCACTCCGCTACTTAAACTGGTCATGCCGAGATTTGATGCGGTACCTCCGCTTCCCACTGTCGTTTGTCCAGACAAATGAGGTAAGGCAGAGATTCCTGATGATGGTGTTATAGCAGATGGTGTAGCATCTCCCATAGTTACTGATTCTGTTATTGAAAAAGCTGACCCAGCACTTGTTATAGCCTTATCAGTTTGAATTAAAGCTGGAACTCCATCAGTTAACGATCCAACATTCAATCCACCGATAGCTCCAGAGGTGGTTGACCCTCCAGATGTCACGCTCGGAGTTATATTGTTACCGCTAAGACTGTATGTAGTTCCCAACTTATTAGTCACAGAATATGGCATATCTACAGTAATCTGTGCAGATGTTGTGAACTTTTGAGTTATGTCTGCGTAAGAAGCAGGACTAAAAGCTAAAAGTAACAATGGAATTAATTTTTTCATGGTTTTGTTTTTGTAGGATCAACTTTAATTACCTCTGGTTTGCTTGTTATTAATTCAATAGGCTGCCTAATTATTATAATTTGTTCTCCATTAGAGTTTGTATTATTAGTTGCTGCTGTTTCATTCTCTTTCTTTTTCTTTTTAGCTCCTTGTGCTGCATTAACACTTATTCCAAGCCCACCTAAAATATTTCCTAACAATCCAGCAGCAAATGTACTATCTACTCTAGGCTGATCTGGAATATCCAGACCAAATAATTTATTAGGCAGCTTTACATATCCGAGAGACAAAACTAATAAACACCAAGTTAAAATAAATCCTTGTGCAACTGTAGAAACTAAAAAAGTAATTTTTTCCTGATAATCAGGCTTTTCATCGTCTGATTCTTTTATCTTTTGTGCCGTATCTACAGTCTTGTCTGTCATAGTTTACTTTTATTAGCAATAATAGACATAAATATACTTTTAAGCAAATGTCAGAGGTACAAGCAGCGTTAATAGGGGCTGTAATAACAGCCGTAGCTATGACTTTATCCAATATGAGTAATAAAAGAGAAAGAGATATTAGAGATATATATTTTAGACTTAATAAACTAAGCGAAACAGTCAGTAGGTTAGAAGGCAAGATTCAATAATGTTTGGTATGTTTGGATAAGAACACAAAACATTATGTCAAAATTTCTTATAAATCTTTTCATCAAGTTCGGCAAAAGTGAAAGCCTTCGCAAGGGTGTCTTGTATATCCTTAGAGACTTAAGTGCCAAGAGTGATAATGATATTGACGATGCCATAGTCAAGATGATTGAAGAAAAGTTATTTCCTGTCAAATGACTAACAAAAGTTTTTTCGACATAGAGTTTGAGAATCCACCTCCAGAATTAGAACTTTCTGTTGAGATAAGATGTAGAGAAGTTATGAATAGTGATAATTTTGATGATGTGAAAAGATACTGCACTCATTTAATTAGATACCAAATGAGACAGGATGTGTTTTTGTCAGGAATGTTAGGACGATTGGCAGAACTTGAAGCACTAATGACAATAAGAGAAATGCGTAAAGAAAGATCTAACAAAAGAAAAACTATTGGTCGTCAGATAAAGAAAATTTTTCGTATTCCCTAGCATTAGTAATAAGATCATGTATTTTTAAATAATTTTGTATAAGAGGGTTCTTTTCAAAATCTATTTTTGATTTCTTATCAATGTGCGACATATAAACAAGTACAGCAGCAGAAATATCCCTTAACTGTGCATCTGTAAATTCACATTTAATTTTCGTTTGTTTTTTCATATTCCCTAATCTCTTGAATACTGAAATCTTTTACCTGTAGTTTTGGTATCTTGTTGATTTCATAGTTATGTTTAACAATAGCAGTCCTTATATGGTCATTGACCCAATCCCCATCATTGATTGTTAGGTCTGCTCTTGAATCGTTAGTAATATGAACTTTGTGATCTACACCACGCAGTTCAATATCAAGTAATAATCTTACTAAATTTTTTCTTCTGATCTCTTTTAACTTTTCAAGTTTTTTATATGAAGATCTTTCATCTCTTTTCATCTTTCATAATTAGGAGGAGGAGGTGTGAGCCAATGACGCACACCATTAATAATTTTAAATTTAACTTTTAAATTAGGGTCTTCAACAAAATATCTTGAAAGTTTTGTTTCGTTAGAAGGGTATTTCATCAATGTCAGGTTGTTGATTTTCTATTTTCTGCGGATTAATGTTACCAAACAAACCATATTGTCCGTCAATACCTTTTGCGTTTATGTAAATACATTGAGTCTTAACTTTCTCTTTTTTCTTAAAGTCGTAAACTTCACCTTGCTTTTGCTTTGTATAGCTGAGAGCTTTTAAATGATCTATAAATTCATCTAAAGACTCTATAGGAATAGTTAAGGTCAGTACCTTACTATCGTCATCATCATCAAATCTGTTGTCTCCGATAGACCATTTGATAGGAAGTTTTAGTGCTGGATTAAAGTCAGGCATTGTTAAAATAGGATTTAAGTAAATTGTTAAAAAATTGATTAGTAGTGATATTGTTCATTTGACAATAATCTCTAATCTTTTGTGAAAAATCGTCATTGGTACGCAAGCTGAATACGTTTCTATTCCAATCTTTTTTACGATCTTCTTTTCTCTGAAGTAATTGTTTCATAATTTCAGTACCAGAGAACTCAGCTTCTTCAGTTGTCATAAGGTGTCATCTATCTTTGATATAGCATGACTCAAAAACTCACCTTGTCTAGCTAATGTAATAGGAGAAATTTTTGATACCTTAAATTCTTTTTTGTAGGCTTCTACAAGTTTCTTCATTTCATCAGGATAAAGTTCGCTAAATTTCATTAGCTTTGCATTGATAGCATTTCTAGCGTCATTAGTGATGGGAGGATCATTTTTAGCTTTATCAGATACAGGATCTAGTTTTTGATTAGGGCCAGTTGGTGTTTTAGCTGTACCAGGTTCAGTCTCAGGTGTTTTATGCTCCTGATCGTCCTCTTTTACTTCTACTCTTGCCCAAAGTTCAAAAGCATCACCAAAAGAATAACAGGCACAGGCACATAAACATCTTCTATGTGAGTTTTGAATATCATTAGCAGATATTTTTGCATAGGGAACTGGTCTGTTTGGTCCTTCTGTTACTGCATAAGGAAATAAAGGTAGCTTTACACCTGTCAGTACATTTTGAAAGTAACCCATTAAGTAACCTGTGCCATTTGGAGTTTTCCAAACGTATTCTCCTTCTGGATTTGGTTGTAATCCAAAACACCAGTTAGGTGCGTGTTCTCTAATTCTTTGGGCAGTTTTAGCCCATTGGCTATAATCAAATTTGCCTTTTTTGTAGATGTCTCCTTTAGTAAGAATCCCACCCAAGTTTGGTATGGATTGATTTGTTACTTGAGGATCATCTGCCTCTGGTATGCTCATAATTTAATGTTGTTTACTATTCAATTATATAACACAGGTAAACACTTGTAGTAACTTACTGTAAAGCTGACTGTAACAATGTGTTGAATTGTTCTGGAGTCAGCACAACTCTCCAATTACCTCCTCTAAACCTAACCATTGTAGTAGCAAAGTCCACACCAGCGTTTTCACGTTGCGTTTCCACTTCTCTAGGTTTAACAAGACAAGCCCTATTTTTGTCAGCCCAATCACAAACCTGTATTACACAATTTGGTATCCCATATATATCTCCAACATCTTCTGGAATCCCTGCTGCTAAATTACGTTGGCATTGAAAACCCGTAACTTCTGTTAAAAGTTCTGCTGCTTCTCTTTCAGCCTTATCACCTTTACGTTTTTGTGGATTTGTCATTCTAATAATTTAATTTTTGCTTTAATCTTTTCATATTGAACCACATATTCTTTTGGTTCGATTTCGTGATAAAAATAAGCATTTTCCAATGCAGCTAATTGAACATAATAATGTTCTAATCTACGTTGTATTTCTTTTTTTAATTCATTCATTTCTTTTTACTCCATCTGTTATCAATTTTTAGTTTTAATTGTTCTTTTTGTTGTTTAGTAATTTTTAAATAACAATCATCTAAATCATCAATCAGTTCACTAAAATCACCTTGTTCAGATAAACTTAATGATCTTTGAAAATTAACAAGAGAAGCTCTGATAAGTTTATATTCTCTACCAGAAACATTAAGGTTATAACGCATTATTAGCTTTCCAATATTTAATTAATAGTTTTAGTTCAGCAATACGTTGTAAAGCTGCTTTAATTTTTTCTTCTCTTGTCATTTAATTACTTCTTAATTCTTCCATTAGTTCACTAATTTGTTCTTTTGTATATCCAAATTCATCTATAAGTTTGTTATATGAAAAATATCTAGTCTTACCATCTTTTGAAAACAGTCCAGCTACACATTCACCTTCAAAACTTTTTACAATCCATTTTGGTTCTACATTCATAGACTTACAAAATTCATCAGGAATCCAATATTCAAACCAATTTTTAGTTATGGGATCATAATAAACCTGACCTTCGTATGGATCTTGTGGAAATTTTGTCATTTAAAATAACTCCTGTTTTGCTTCAAATTTTTGCCATGCTTCCTGCCATGCAGACCTACATCTTTCCACTGGTTGATCTACCCCAAGAATAGATACTTCGGGATATGCCCAGAGTGTATTACATACATCTGGAACTACATTACAGTTTAGTTCCAACATTTCTATGTAACAACCAAGTTGTTTATCAGTTGAATATGGTTCTGACCAATATTTATCTAGTTGATATATATATTTTGTATCAGTTCTTTCACGCTTATAAAATCCACTTCTAGTATTACCTTTAGTCTTGAGATCAATTAGCCTGATTTGTTTTGTAGCTTTGTCATAACCAAGTAAATCTAATTGTCCACCAACAGATTTTTCTGGTATTGACATCATAAATTCAACGGCCATAGGCTCAAAGTTTTGAAACAATACATGGTCTAATAAGGGAAGAATAATATCTTCATATTCACCCATATCTATTTCACCGTTGCCTAGCATTTTTTCTGCTAAACATTGATGCACCTTCACTCCTCTAGGCTGCCATATATATCTATAAGCTTCTATGTTTTCTTTAGCTTCTTCTGTTAGTTCATTACAGACAGTCGTAGTTGAATAAGCAAGCCATTCATTAGTTTCAGTATTGAGATACTTATGAGTTTCTTCATCTCTTACGATAGGAAGTGGTTTAAGAAGTTCGATTGTTTTCATTGTGATTTTGTGTTGGAAAGTCTTTAGGATCAGTAAGTTCTACTTTCTCCTCGGTTTTTTTAGGTTCTGATATAGAAAGCCTTGCAAGATTAGTGTATTTAATTCCTTCGTAACCATTAGGAAAAGCAGGATTTTTTTCACAATCTTCAATAACTTGTAACCAGCCAGGAGGCGGTGTGTCCAACTGTTTTAGCGTCCACATTTTCTTTTTAGGGTTGGCAGGGTTAGGTTTTTTAAGACCATCTTTGAGGAGCTTGATAACGGAAGCCTTGCTAAATATTTTTTCCATTATTCAAATCCTCCTCTGGCAGTAAAAACTCTAGCTGCTGGATGATTATTTTTTGGTTCTTCCGGTTTGTTATTCCGTCTAACCTCGAATAAGTCTCTCCAGCCCCCTGCTATGGCGTTTTCAAGGGCTTGTTTCCTATCCTGTGTAGGAAATGACCTTAGCTTCTTAAAGATGCGGTTAGCAACGCTTGTAGAGCAAGTTCCTTTATTTTTATATCTGATGGGCCACCATTCACAGATTAAATCCCTGTATTCTTTAAGATCTTCTGGTATAACACTTCCATTGATTAATGGATTTGCAAAAGGATCTAAGTGGGTTGGAATTGCTTTGTTTTTGGATTTACGTTTCATCGCAGTTCTAATCAGATTTCTAATAAGACCTGACTTTGTTAGTTCATCTTCAGTATTGAGATCAAGCCATTCAATCATCTCCTGATCCAAATACATGGTGAACTTTTCTTTCTTTGCCATAAATTATTTTAACTTTTGTCAGTGTATATGCGTTTACGTATAGTGTCAATCTGTATATTTTAAAAAATCTTCTCTATATCCTTAAATGTAGTTATATTATATATATAAATATATATATATTATTACTATATCTATTCATGTATTTATAAATATATTTATATCTAATAATATTCTTTTTCTTTTGGTTCTTTTCTTTTTCTTAAAATCGCCATTCATAGTTTTGCCATTCATGTAATCTTATTGATTTGTGATATTATAGTTATATATAAATGCCATTTATTATGACAGAACCTCATGGGAAATTAAAAAGAATCAGTGTCAGTGTTGATGAAAATGACTATGCAAAATTAAAAAACCTATCAAAAGCTGGACTTTCAATAGGATTTTTAATCAGAGAATCTATTTCAGATTTTTTAAAAAAAGTTGAAAAATAATTAACTTAAATAATTTATTTCATTTTGATAAAGTGTTATCAACTCTTGATATTGCTTTTCTGAATATGCTCTTTTATCTTCTAATATAAAATCAGACCAATCACAACCTTCAGTCTTAATTTCTAAATTAGTGCCATTGAATTTATATTCAAATTCTGCACCATCAACTTTTGAAATGAATTTTTTAATCATTTAATACCTCTATCAATAATTAAATGGAATATTATGACCTCTGCCATGAGATTCTCTTTTGCTTTCCAATGCTTTTCTATCTCTTTCCTCTGGAGTGATGATATATTCAGCATCACTGTAAGGACTATCTCCATCAGGAGTAGGATCAAAATAAATTATTTCATCTAATGAATCAATAATTTCGTAAAGTTGATCTTCAAAGCTAAATACTTCAAAGTCTCTATCAGGTGGGCTTTTTTCTAATTCTTCCTTGATATATTTATCAAGTTGATTTCTAATCTGTTCAAGTTTAGTCATTGGTTTCCTCCATGTAAGGTGATTTAAATGTGTCATAAATATATGAATCTCTTTCCCACCAATCATCTATATAATCTTTAGTGGCTATTATTGAGTATCCTTCATCAGATTCATTACATAAATCTATAAAATATTCTGCAAATTCATCATAAAAATCTGGACTTAAATTAAATTGTCTAGCAATTTCAAATGCTCTATCTCTAGCGTGTTCATCAAATTGTTCAGCCATATATTGCTGATCCATTTCATCCATAACTTGATCTGGTAATGGGTTGTCAATCATTCTTTTACCTCCTCAATAAATTCAATTTCTTCTATTTGATGTGATCCATCAACATCTTCATCGTTATAACTATCAGTTATTGATAGTCCTTTATTATGTTTTAATTCTGCTTCTTCTTTTGAATTAGCTTCGACAGAATAAACTCTTTTAATAATTGCTGATTCTGTAATATGGTATTTATTAATCATTTTTTTAAATCCTCCATAGTTGTTTTAATTTTTTCTTCAAACCAGTCACTATCTGTAATTACATCTATTTCATGATTTACTAAATCAAGAATATAATTCTTAATTAGTTTTGTAAGTTGTAAAGAAAATTCTTCATCAACTTGATTAAGTATTGGATCGGTAGTCATTTTATAAAGTTTTTGGAAAGTACTGGACTTATATCATTGGAATGTGGCTCAAAAGAGAACTCAGGTATGTCAATAAATGCCAGT